ATCCTTAGCGTCAGATGCCATGTCTTGAGCCTTTTGCTTAAGGGCATCTTTTGCCATGTCCTTCATCTTGAGTTTGAGTTTACCCTTCATACCCAAACCTGAACCCTTGGCACCTGTTTTTGCAGCAGTAGCACCTACCTTTGCACCTGCCTTTGCAGCAGTAGCACCTGCTTTACCAGCCATTGCTGCACCTTTTGCCGCAACTGCACCGACTTTACCAGCAACTGCAGCACCTTTTGCAAGTAGTGCAGGAACTGCTGCTAATAGAGGTAGTGCTTCATCAACTTGTTGTACTTCTTCAAAGTGTGGGTTCTTCATCTTAGTACCCATCTTCTCCATGTCCTTACGAGCCTTCTCGTTATTTGCCTGACGTTTCTTCATATCCGTTTCAAGATATGTGTCGTCTTTCTTCTTCTCAAGAACTACTTCTTCTTGGTTCAACTTGTTCAGTTGTTTGACAATCTTACCAGACTTTTTGTGTGCTTCCTGGCGCTTCTCTGGAGGAATGGGAGTACTGATTGCATCACGGGAAAGGTTACCAGCACGACGGAACATTCTGTTCTTCTTGTCTTGATCAATCTCCTTATATCCTTCTTCTACTTCGACTTCTTCCTTCTTCATCTTCTTATTTTTTGCTTCAATCTCTTTATTCTGACGCATGATATCTGCAATGCTACCAGAGATTCCAGTGAATCCATCCTTAGAAGGATCAGTCTGTTTCTTGGAGTCGTCCTTATAACCACCAGCAGAACGAGCTGCGCGACGATTCTCGTCTAACTCAAGTTCTTCTTTCTTCAGATTTGCCTTACGATACTCAAGATCAGCACGGGTGCCTCTGTCCATCTTACCCTGAGACTTGGGCTTGGTCTTACCACCTACATCAGGTTGCATACCAGGGTTTGCTGCCTTGACTCTACGACCATGGGTGTATTCAGCACCACTCATCTTGGAGTCACCAGAAACCATCTTACCACCTTGGGAACGGGAATCTGCATATTCTTTGTCAGACTGACCATGCTTGCCCTTATAACCTTCAAGAATTTCTTCTTTCCATGACTCACTCATAGATACCATCATACCGATGGCAGCTTCTTCTGTTTCCGCGAAACCCTCGTCTAGCAAATAGGATTTAATGATGTCGAACTTATCCATCGGTGGCAAAAAGTACTTTTATGCTGTTATTTATTATTGCCAACATCTGATATAATAAATAACCGATTCTGGGAAACGATAAATATAAAAATAGGGATACACTGAGGAAATTTTAATGTCTAGACTGGGTATCAATACAGGCAGTAGCGCTAATGATGGTACTGGTGATTCATTGCGTTCTGCAATGGGTAAAATTAATAGTAACTTTCAAGAACTCTACGATACCTTTGGGGATGGAGATGATCTAGAAAGTTATGTAGATAGTGCGGGTATTTCAACAGTCGCAGAGAACCTGACTGGGAATCCGATTATCAACACAACAGGTGCAGTCGTTGCTGGAGTCGCAACCGCAGAACACCTCGAAGTCAGGAACATCACCGCAACAGGTGTCATTACCGCAACACAATTCTTCGGTGATGGTAGTCAACTCGAAAATGTAGTTGCAACCAATGCAGGTGTTGAGATTCTGGACGACTCGGTTAGAAAAGGTGTTGCAAAAGAACTCAACTTCGGTAACGGACTCACATTAGGTGATCCTGATGGCGCAGGTCGTGTCCTTATTTCCCTAACAACCTCAGTAGTCAGTGGCGGTGGAACAGTCGCAGCTGGCATCGGAAGTATCGAATTAAGAAATGATAACGTAATCCTCGGTGAATTCTCCAAGATCGACTTTAATGAAAATCTTGGTGTAACAGTTGCAGGTGGTATCGCAACAGTTACAGGAATCACAACTATCGTAGATGCAGCAAGACTCGCATACTACACTCCTCTCGCAGGTGTATCCTCCCTAGCAGATGTAGCAAAGACACTCACAACTGATTCCTACGTTAATACCACTGGTATTATTACTGCATCCCAGTTCTGGTCAAATGGAGAACTTGTAACTGGTTCTCAAGGTACGGATGGAACCCAGGGTCCATACGGATTCCAAGGCGTTCAAGGCCTACAGGGCACACAAGCATCTCAAGGTACTCAGGGACCATACGGATTCCAAGGCACCCAGGGCGTACAAGGTCTCCAAGGCACCCAGGCAGCGCAAGGAACCCAAGGTATCCAGGGCACCCAAGGTGTTCAGGGTGTTCAAGGCGTACAGGGACTACAGGGTCCTCAGGGCGTACAGGGCACTGAAGGTGAAGACGGAACCTCGGTAACCATTGTCGGTAACATTCCATCCAATACACAAGGTGTTGGTGCTACAATGTTGACCGCAGATGATACTGGTTACGTTTGGTATCCACCTGTTGCAGGTAATGGTGTTATCGCAGATGACACTGGTCGTCTCTGGACATTCGGAGCAACTACTTGGTCGGATGTTGGTCTGATCAAAGGTCCACAGGGTGCAACTGGTCTTCAGGGAACAACTGGATCACAAGGCATTCAGGGCGTACAAGGACTCCAGGGCGTTCAGGGAGCTCAAGGAGCACAAGGAACTCAAGGCATTCAGGGATCTCAGGGAACACAAGGCGTACAGGGAACTCAGGGTGTCCAAGGCACTCAAGGTGTACAAGGCACTCAAGGTGTACAAGGAACCCAAGGCGTTCAAGGTCTGCAAGGCACGCAGGCGGCACAGGGTACTCAAGGTATTCTAGGCATCCAAGGTGCAGATGCATCTGATATTGCTGCACAAGGTACTCAGGGTTTGCAAGGCATTCAAGGTGTTCAGGGAACACAAGGCATCATTGGTCAAGATGGTTTCCAAGGTGTTCAAGGTGAAACTGGCGCAGGTTTCCAGGGTCTCCAAGGTGCAAGTGGATCTCTACCTGGTGCAGGTGGAACCTGGGCAGTCTCTGATGGAGCACTCGCGGGTATCTTCACCACAGGAAGAAAAGTTGGTATTGGTTCTACCCGACCAACTGTAGATCTATCAGTCGAAGGTGACATTCAAGTTTCTGGTGTTGCTTCTGTTGCGGACCTCAAGTTCAGTACAAACGTCATTGAGAGTACCAGTGGTACTCTATCCTTGAGAGCTCCTGCTGGTCAATACGTTTACTTCGATCAGAACCTCGTTTACTTTACTTCTACAGCTGGTGTCTATTACCAATATGGTATTGACGTATTTGGTAACGGAACCGCATCAAACTTCAGAGGTCAACTTAACGTTGGTTCAAATGGTGCAGGATTTGGAGTAACTATTACAGCTGGTGGTGTTGAAGTTGGTGGTTCTGGTATCGTTACTGCATCTAACTTCAATGGTGGAATTAGAATTGAAGAATCTATTGATGACAATGTAAATTACAATGTCATCATGATGGACAACTCTGGTGCAGGTAACTCCTACAGCAAGTTGATGGTTGATAATGGTGGACTTAGATTCAACCCAGGAACTAACTACCTATATGCGGCAAACTTCTCTGGTACTCACCATGGAAATGGCGCAAACCTAACAAGTTTAGACGCTTCTGAATTAACTGGTGCTCTCCCTGCAATCGATGGTTCCGCACTTACAGGAATCAATGTTGGTGCAGGTACAAGTATTAAGGATGAAGGAGATACAATAAGAGTCCTAGCGAACACTTCTGGTGCAGTTGTCACTGGTGTTCTAACTGCGACTTCATTCTCTGGTGATGGTGGTGGACTTACTGGTGTTACTGGAGCAGGTGCAGGTGTAACTGTTTCTGATAGTGGAGTAAGTAGAGGAACTGCAGGAACGATCAACTTCGGTATTGGTCTCACATGTTCTGAGATTTCTGCAGGAGTTGTAACAGTCACTGCACAAGGTCAAACTGGTGTTAATACGACTACTGCATCTGCAGGTGTTGCATACACCGTACATAGTTTTGCACTGAGTGACCATGCAAGTGCAGAGTATACCTTCACTTGTGGACTTGGAACTCAAAGACAAGTTCAGAAACTTCTCGTCATGCATGATGGTACTACTGCATATTCCCAAGAGTATGCAATCATGTACTCACCAAATCAAATCTTGTCTATCGACGCAGCAGTCGTTGGAAGTAACATTGATGTCAGACTTACTCCCGAATCGGGTCAGTCTGGTGTAATTACATCTAAGTGGAACATTAACTATACAGGAGGAATCTGATGATCGAGACAGATAGAGCCAGTCTTGAACCTACTGAAGAACAAGTAGTTTACGAGACTGGACCTAATAGACTGGACCGAGACAGTCTTGATTCTGTCCCAGAGGGAACTGGGAAAAAATTATATACCATTGGGTGTTATACAAAAGAAGATTGGGAACATGTTCATGAAGTTCTCATGCAAGATGGGACTTTGGAAGATAATATCCCACCATCTTCAATCGAGTGTGCAGACGAGAAAAGTCATAGTGATACTAGAGGAACATATCTCCTCGATGACGAAGAAGCAGCTGCACTCAAAGATCACCCGAGAGTAGAATATTGTCACATTGATTATCAGTCTTATCCTGGCACTTATGCTCCAGAACCAGGTGAACTACACGCAACTCCTCAATATAAGAAAAGATTTGAAAAAAATGTAATTAATTATCGTGCCTGGAATACTGGTCCCACAGACTCACGACCACCAGTAACTGGTGCAGGATCAAGTGATTATAATAGAACTGGATATCAAATTTATAGACATACACAAAGAGAAAATCCCTGGGATGCAACAGATACTGGAATAAGTAATTCCGATCACCATGTCTTCGTAAGAGATGTAGAACAACTTGGTGATGGTACTGGAGTTGATGCAGTTGTCTGTGATGATGGATTCTGGATTGCACACCCAGAGTTTGTTGATTGCGGCAATACCAATCCTGTTAATTGGAAAACTGGAAACGCATTAACTTGGGCAGGTATTTCTACTCAAGGTGCAAATTGTTGTGGTGTTTTGGATATTATTGTCGATGGTCCATACTATATCGATCCAGAATTCTTCAATGCGAATCCATCACTCCTAACTACTCGTTGGGATGGAACAACAGTTCCTCTGGAATCTGCAGCAAGATCTTGGTGGTCCGATTCATCACAAAGATCTGTTGGTTTCTCCACAATTGGTACTGTCAGTGGAATTAGTACTTCATATACAAGAAGTACATCCAATGGTTCTAATACTGCGAAAGCAACAAATGGAACTAATCATGGAACACAATGTGCAGGTCAAGTATTTGGAAAAAATTATGGTGTTGCTTACAATTGCAACAAGTGGGTAATGAATCTGTATGGAGGTAGTGACGCGGGTATTGCGGGTCCAGGTTTTGATGTCTTAAAATTATTCCATCTTTATAAACCAAATTATAGTTGGGTATCCGAAACAAACGGTAGACAACAAAATGGAGATAGAAATCCTACCTTATCAAGTCACAGCTGGGGATACAGGAGCACTTCACATACTAGCTCGGGTCGCTATTATTGGTACAGACCAGCAGATATTGACGGAGGTACTAACGGTACAAACTATTCGGGATCCTCTTCTGAACCTGCCTTCTATATTGATGTGGGTAATTATGGAGACTCAGGAAGAATGAAGGGTGAACACCCCAGAGAGGCTTCCTATGTTGTTGCAGGAAAAGAAGCAGTAGATGCAGGTGTTATCTTCGTTGTTGCTGCAGGTAATTCAAACCAAACTCAGGTAAATCCAGGAGATCCTGATTACAATAATTACTGGAATGATACTACTAATACTGGTGTTGGTGTTGCACTAACAGAATGTATGCATACTGAATTTGGTTATGATGTTTATAATACTCTGAACAGAAGAGGTTGGCCTCAAGCAATTGGTGCAGCAGGTACAGGTGCAAATACCATTTACCCTGCAATCAATATTGGCGCACTAGATGATCAAATTCAGAGTGGCGGAACGGGTGGCAGTAATTCTGCCAACAGACCAACAGATTATAAAGAAAAAATTGTTAGTTACTCTGATAGGGGCTCTAGTATTGATTGTTATGCCGCAGCAGATGATACCCTTTCAGCTGATGGAAGAAATAGTGCTCTAACTTATCAACATCCAGAAACATATACTGGACTAACACTTACTGCATATGATGTGGATTTTAGTGGTACTAGTTCTGCATGTCCAACTGCAGCAGGATGGCTCACTACCAAACTTCAATATAATAGAGCATGGTTGTGGAGTGATATTAAGACTTGGTTGAAAAATCAATGTGGTCCACAGAATCCAGCGAAGTTTTACATGGGTGGAGACCAAACATCTTGGTCTGCAACTGATGACAACTGGAGAGATGCACACGGAACAAATAACTATGGTACAGATATCGTAGTCATTTGGGATGCACCTACGGGTTCTCCATCTGAACCACAGAAACCAAACCTACAAATTAAAAATCCAAATGGACTTACGTTCACTGATGGATTGAATATAACGTTCACTGACCGATAAATAACTAAAAAGTATAAACTAATGGCAGAGAAATCTTTTGGTGTAAAGGATATTAACTTAGTCGGATCGACTGGAACTCCGACTTTGGAAAGTAATGGTGACCTGAACATCACTGCAGGTCACGTTGCTATTCAAACCAATACTACCCTCACAGGTGTTTGTACTGCAACTGGTTTTAAAACCAATTCAACTGTAGGTGATGGATCTGATGTAGGATTTGCAGTTAAGTATTATGTTACTAATGATGGAGCCTCTGCATATCGTTTTGCAGGTCCAGGACTTGTAAATACTACTAATAATCCAACCATCTATGTTCAAAGAGGATTTACATATATCTTTGAGAACTCCACTGGTGGTACTCACCCATTCCGTATTCAATTTGCAGGAACATCTATTGGCGTAGGAACATATGTTAGTGGTTCCCAAAGTGGTACACAAGTGTTTACAATCCCACATGATGCGCCATCCTCGTATGAATACCAGTGTACGATTCATAGTGGCATGAATGGTACTTTTAGTGTAGTTTGATTATTGCTAAATAGGGCTGTATTCAACTTCGGCATTCTAATGAAGAGAGCTCTCTTAGCATTTAGTATGTTATTTGTGACCGCAGGTGCAGCTAATGCAGGCGGATTAGTCACTAGACACCAATCAAGTTTACAACACACTGTAGACGCAGCAAGAACAACCACTTCCAGAATTGGTAACTCTTACTCCGTGTCTGGTAGTGGAATTGTCACTGATGTTGGTGGTACTGGTACTGCTGACCTTGACGTTGGTGGTCTTGGAACCCTAACTAATGGTGCAGCAGCAGGATCAATCCCAACAGCGACTCAAGCAACCTCTGGTAATGCTTTTAGTTTCAGCAATTCTTTCACCGCAGGTGATGCAACTAATAGTACTGGAACTAACTCAACTGCATACACCGCAGGTAGTGCTGGTGATTATAGTGGTGGTGGTACTCTTGGTACAATTGATAACAAGCACACAATTACTATCACAGGAACAGATCAAGGTGCTGGTACTAGTGTAACAGCTCAATTTGTAACTGAACTCACAATTATCGACTGATGACTAGATTGCAAGAAGCAATCGGTCTGGGATTGGTTCTTGGTGTTATTCACGGACTACTTCAACCTGCGTACTCAGTGCCAGTAGTCCCGAATTTCACACAAGGCTCAATGACGAGCCACACTGAAACTACATCCAAGGTGACCGAGACCATTAATTCAATGGATTATAATACTGGATATCAATATTCAGTATCAGGTAGTGGTGTGGAACCAGTTGGAGGAACTATTAGTCCCACAACTGGACAATCTAATGTAACTATTAATGGAGTGAATTCGACATGGACAGGAGCGACGAGCACGCCCAATTTCAAACAGACAACACCAGGCGCAGCATTTCAGTTTACAGAAACTTACTCAGGGCCTGGACTGAGCAACCATACAATTATTCAAAGAGAAACGACAGTTACAAGCGTAACCGACACTACAAGTATCTTCCAGCAGTAATTTTAAGTGCGGCGTCAATCTTATCCCCTGCTCAGGTTTTGTCTGAGACTATTGGCGGTGTATCCGCTACTGCTGCTCCTGTTGCTAATAGTTCTGGCTCGGTGACCAACCAAGCTATCCAGGTTCTTCAGGGTCCATACATCACGAATACCTATGGCGGAGGGATCCAGTGTCAGGGGCCAACTCTCAACATTACGCCATATGTGACTGGTGCAGTATCGGCAATGAAACCATATGAGGATTACTATATGGATCCTGTATATGATATGAGTGATGAAAAAGGCGCCTTCGATGAGAACGGGAATGAAATTGGGGATGGAATCTTAGACAATCCAGGTTCCGTACAATTCTATCGCCCAGTCAGAACAGGTCAGAAAGATAACTATAATCTATCCCTTGGCTTCAGTGCTACTTGGTCTAGACCATTGGATAAAAAATTACAAGATCAATGTAAAGAAGCTGCTGCAGCAAACATTGCATTGATGCGTCAACAACATGCAAACAAACGCCTTGACTTTGAGATCGCGAGATTGAAAAATTGTGGCGAATTGTTAAAGCAGGGTATACGTTTTCATCCTCGTAGCCCATATGCGGCAGTATGTGCGGATGTCGTGGTACAAAATGTAAACTCAGTACCGCAACATAGACATAGTATTCCTAAACCTACTTCTTCCGTCTTGGGAACACAGAGCGAAGAGT